ATCGGTGATCGCAGCCGATTTACTCAACCCCGTGTAAGGAGCAGGCGATGCCTATCCCCGTAAGTCAAATCGTGACGGTCAATCCCGCAGTGGTGGGGACAGGCGGCAATCCGCTTTCTCTGAACGCTGTGTTTTTGGATGATGGTCTGACCACCCCTGTGTCAAGCTTGCTGAGCTTTCCTGATCTGGATAGCGTCGGCGACTACTACGGGTTCAACTCAGGCCAGTACAAGCTGGCCGGCTTCTACTTCAACGGCCCGGATAACAGCTTCAAAAAGCCCGGCACGCTGTTCTTTGGTGGTTATGCTGCCGCAGCGCGTGCTGCCTGGTTGCGTGGCCAAGTGCTGGCACTCACCCTGGCTCAGGTCAAGGCGATAACCGGCACCCTGACCGTAACTATCGACGGCACGGCCTTCACTGATGCGTCAGTTGATCTGTCAACCGCCACCAGCTTCACCAATGCCGCCACCCTGCTGACCACCGGCCTCGCGCTCACCGGTTCCGCCGCTGTGACTTGGGACGCCACCTCCTCCCGCTTCGTTGTCACCTCTGGCACCACTGGCGCAACCTCAACCATCACCCAGGCAACCGGCACCGCTGCCGAGCCGCTGGGCTTGTCAGCTGGCATCCTGTCTCAGGGTACGGATGCGGACACCCCTGCGACTGCCATGGCGCGAGTCAAGAATCAGTCTTACAACTGGGCTACCTTCACCACCGTGTTTGAGTGTGACCTGGCCGAGCATGAAGGTTTTGCGCAGTGGGTCAACACCCAGAACAAGGGTTATGCCTACATCGCGTGGGATAACGATGCCGGTTACAAGACCACCAACAACGCCGCTGTGTTCGGCTCCATCGTGGACGCCTTGAACTACGACGGCACTTTGGTGATCTACGGTGATGCCGAGCACGCCGCCGCCGCATGCGGATGGGCAGGCTCTATCGACTGGCAGGCAGTGAATGGTCGCAGCACCCTGGCATTCCGCCAGTTCTCTGGTGTGGCCCCCTCCATCGCCAGCCTGGCGGACGCCGCCGCAGTGCTGTCCAACAACGCCAGCTACTACGGCGCCTATGTTGATCGCGGCGAAGGCAACGAATACAGCATCATGTACGACGGCCAAATGAACGGATCCAGCTTCAAGTGGGCCGACTCCTTCATAGCCCAGCTGTATCTGAATGCCCAGCTTCGCCTGGCCATCTTCAATGGCCTGCTGTCGGTGAACTCGGCCCCGTACAACGCGCTGGGAGATACATTGCTGCGCTCCTGGTGCCAAGACCCTATCACTGAGGCGCTGAACAACGGCAGCATCCGCACTGGCGTACTGTTGAGCAACTCGCAGAAGGCTACCATCGCCCAGCAGGCAGGCTTGGACATCAGCTCCGACCTGCAAAGCAAGGGCTACTACCTGCAGATCCTGCCGGCAACCGCTCAAGTGCGCGGCCAGCGAAAGAGTCCGCCCGTCAAGCTGTTCTACATGGACGGCGGCTCTATCCAGCAAATCACCCTGGCGTCAATCGCCGTACTTTAAGGAGAGACGACCATGGCTCGTACTATTACCAGCGCGGACAGCGTTTTCATCCTGAGTTCGGCAGACTTCGCGCTGGCTGCCACTCAGATCCAGGGGTACGCCGCCGACGCGGCGTTTGCCACCGATGAGGCGGACACAGCGGAGGTTGTGCTCGGGGTTGATGGCGTCATGTCTGCCGGCTGGGTGCCGCGCATGTATACCCAGACCATCACCCTGCAGGCCGACTCTCCCAGCATCGACATTTTTGATGGTATCGTGCTGGCGCAGGACGCCAATCGCACAGTGTTCCGCCTTGGTGGGGTAATCACCCTGCCGGGCACCGAGCGGTCCTATACGCTTTCGCGTGGCGTGCTGAACCGGCACACCTCGATCCCGACAGCGCAGCGCACTCTGCAGCCAAGGACGTTCACGATTACCTGGGAAAGCATCTTGCCGACTCCACTGGTATAATCCCAAGGCGGCCAGATGGTCGCCTTGATTCTTTCTATGGCTGGCGCACCGCTGGCCATCACTGACGATGAGATGAGACGATGAGACGCACCGAGATTGTAGAGATCACCGAAGGCCGCGATGCCGGCAAGAAGTTCATGATCACCGAGATGTCAGCCGAGGCGGCGGAGTGGTGGGCGTTCCGGGCGCTGCAAGCTGTGGCATCCAGTAACGTGGATCTGAACCTGCAAGCACCGATGAGGGAACTTGCCGTGCAAGGGATCAAGGCGCTGGCCGGGGTTCACCCTGACCAGGCCAAGCCGCTCCTTGATGAGATGATGTCATGTGTCCAGATCCTGGTGCCGGCCACGCAGAAGCCGCGCCCCCTGCTGGATGGTGACATCGATGACGTAAAGACTCGCTTCATGCTGCGCAAGGCGGTCGTCGAGCTGCACCTGGGTTTTTCCACCGGTGGCGAAGAGCAGATCTAACAGTCGCCGAGCAGGCCGGCGGAAAGGGGGTCGAGATGGCCCCTTATTCAAACACCCCCGGCATCATCGCCACCCTGGTTTCAGCACGGCTCGCCACTCTCCACGAACTGCAGACGATTTATGGCCCCTATGATGCCTATCGAATGCTCGAGATCCACCAGATTGACCAACTGAACACAGCCCGAGTGCGCGCCGCTGGCGTGGCAGGGTAGGAGGCCGCATGGCAACAGTGATTGATAGCCTGATCGTGACCCTGGGGCTGGATAACAAAGACTTCCAGCAGGGCATGAAGGACACCGAGAAAGGGCTGTCCGACACCCGCAAGAAAACCGACCGGGTGGGCAAGCAGATCGCCGCCTCCGGCAAGGATGCTGCCGAGTTCTTTGGCCAGATGCAGCGCTCGGCCATCAAGTTCTTTGCCGTGCTCACTGCCGGGAAGGGGCTGATCAACTTCACTCGCGACGTGGTCACCACCGGCGCAAACCTTTCCCGCCTGTCCAAAAACTTGAACATCTCCGCCGACACCATGCACCGCTGGGGCAAAGCCAGCGAGCTGAACGGCGGAAGCATGGAAGGCTTTCTTGGCACCCTGCAGAACCTGGGCAGCCAGGTCACCGAAATATTCACGAAGGGTGACAGCGCGATCACTCCCTACCTGCGCCAGCTTGACGTGGGTGTCACCGATGCAGCCGGCAAGGCCAAGACTCTGACGGACATCCTGGCTGATATTGCCGACGCCACCGAGAAGGCATTCCCCGACCGGAATCAGCGTTACTCCTTTCTCAAGCAAATGGGCTTTGATGAAGGCACCATCAACCTGATCGCCAAGGGCGGAAAGGAGCTTCGCAGCACGCTGGCCGCCCAGCAGGGATTCAGTCAGAAGGACGCCGACGCCGCATACAAGGCGGAGCAGACCTGGATAAAGGCCCAGCAGCGACTGGAGAAGCTGACAAGGGAAATGGTAATCAAGGTGCTGCCATCGCTGGAGCGCCTGGCCGACTCGTTCGTCAAGATGGCCGAGGTCATCATCCCGCCGCTGTCCAGTGCCGTTGAGATATTCGCCGAGCTGGACGAGAAAACGGAAGGGTGGAGCACGTCGCTGTTGCTGGCTCTGGCGACCCTGCGCCTGCTTGGCGGATCCGCCGTGATTGGCGGCATAGCGTCACTGTCCGCCACCATTGCAGGCCTTGCTGCTGGCGCTGCGTCTCTGGCGGCCCCGCTGGGCTTCCTGCTGTACTCTGGCGGCCTGAACAATGGTGAGGATGAAGAGCTCCGCAAGCTGCAGGGCGAGAAATACATGGGGCCTACCGTCGCCAACAAGAAAGGCGGCACGGTGGCTGAGAGACACAACAACCCGGGCAATCTGGTGTTCGCGGGGCAGCGAGGGGCTACGGTTGGTGAGACGGTAGCGGGCCATACCTTCGCCAAGTTCAAGAGTACCGAGGAAGGCGTTGCTGCCCTGTACCGCCAGTTGCAGCTTTACCAGAAGCGTGGCATTGACACCCTGACAGAGGTGATGGGCGTCTATGCGCCGGAGGGGGCAAACAACACTGGGGCCTATATCAACGCGCTGTCCAAGACGACCGGCCTTGACCCGAACCAGCAGCTCAATTTCAACGACCCAGCCACGGCAGCAGCCATAATCCGTGGCATCAGTCAGCACGAGGCTGGCAGGTCATACCTGAATGACCAGCAGATCCTGAGCGGTATCAGCATGGCGCAGGGCGGGGGCGGTGGTAGTTCGTCGGTCAGCATCGGGCAGATCACGGTTCAGACACAGGCCACTGATGCTCGCGGGATTGCATCTGGACTGAAAGGGGAGATTGTGCGGCAGTTTGATGCGGGGATTAGGTGAAGGAAGGGGGCCGCAGTGCCCCTTTGCTTAAATTTATGATGATATCGACCTTACTCTTTCAGCAACCATTTCGGCGTAATCTGGATTGAGCTCGCAAAGAATGGCGCGCCTTCCATTCTTTATTGCCACTCCAGCAGTTGTGCCTGAGCCGCCGAACGGGTCGAGCACCACCCCATCAACAGGGCACCCGGCCAGTATGCACGGCTCAATCAGGGCGGGCGGGAACGTCGCGAAGTGGGCACCTTTGACTGACTGAGTTGGCACGCTCCAGACGCTCCGCTTATTCTTACCAAGCGGATTTAGTAGGCACTTTCCGTCTGCTCCAAAATAGCCGCTGTGACCTTTCTTCGAGAACTGGGTTGCTTGACCATCGGTTAGTCCACGCCGCACTGAGGAGTTAACTCCCCTCTGGCCTACTTCTTTATATCCTATGGCAACAGCCTTCGCTGCCTCTCCAGTGTGTGGCTCACGAATGGCGTCATGGTCGTAGTAGTACCTTTGAGATTTAGTCAGGAGGAAGATGTATTCGTGTGACTTAGTGCAGCGGTCTCGGACGCTTTCCGGCATCGGGTTAGGTTTGCTCCAGATAATGTCCTGGCGTAGATACCACCCATCAGCTTGCAAGGCTAAAGCAACCTTCCAGGGGATTCCTAGCAGTTGCTTACCTTTCCCATAGCTATCTCCAAGATTAAGCCACAAGACACCATCATCGCGCAGCACCCGGCGCACCTCACGGAATACTTCGACCAGCTTCTGGATAAACTGTTCTGGCGTTTCCTCCAAGCCGATCTGCCCATCCACGCCATAGTCACGCAGGCCGAAATACGGCGGGCTGGTCACGCAGCAGTTTACCGACTGGTCAGGCAGGGAGCGCATTGAATCCAGGCAGTCGCCCAAAATAATTTGGTAATTCATATCTCACCTCTCAGCAGTGTCTCAGGTTGAAGTGTTTGCGGAATCCTGCCTGAGTACAGGTGTTCGGGAGCTACCCTATCCGCAAGTGCACCATACCCCAACGCAACACTTTGTGCAATAATCCCAACAGCAAGCTGAAAAGGCAAACCAAGGAGTCAACATGGCCGGAATACCTGGCTTTCCAGTCCTCAAGAGCGGCAAGATACCGGCGCCGATAACCAGCGTCCTGAGTTCGGCCATCGGGTCGCTGTGGTCTGCGCTGTTTCCGGGCGACAAGTGGGGCATCTTCGAGCCGGGCAAGGAGGATGGCCCGGTGATGGTGGATTCCATCGTTGAGATGGGCGTCAACGGATCTGCCGAGGCGTCAAGCTACCCCATCGAGAGTGGCAGCTTCACCAGCTACAACAAAGTGCGCAACCCTGGCGTGCTGATGTTGCGGGTAACAAAAGAAGGTCGCGCCTCGACCCGCTCGTATATCACCGACTGGCTGCAAGAGAATCTGAACCTGCCCACCCAGTGGGATATCGTCATGCCAGAGAAGCGATACAGCGGTTACACGCTGGTCGAATATCGGATACTGCGCGGGGCGTCCAGCGGGGCTGGGATGATTGTCGCCGATCTGATGATGCAGGAAGTCAGGGAGACCCAAGTGGTCTACAGCAACAGCAAGATAGCGGATCCGAACAACGTCCCGCCCACGCCCACCGCCAGGGTGCAGCTTGGTGAGGCCATCGAACCGGTGAAGGATATTCAGTGGGACTCCCAGGTAACAGCACCGACGGACACCTTTGGATCGTGAGGAGCCTATGGCAATAGAACAAATCCCCCTGCGCGCCGTGCCAGCCCAGACCGTGCAGGTCACGCTTGCCGGCCAACCGGTGACGCTGTACCTGCGCCAGCTTGGCGGACGCCAGTACCTGAGCGCATCATGGGCTGGCGAGGTCTTATGCGACACTGTTCTGATGGTCAACAGGTCGGCAATCCTTCGGGTGCCATACACTGGATTCATCGGCGATATCGCAGTCAATGACACACAGGGCGATGATGCGCCCGACTACACAGGATGGGGCAGCCGGTGGCAACTTCTTTTCAACAGCGAGGCTTGAGGTTCACCTTCAAGATGCGAACCGGGTCATTCGCTGGCCCCGGCGAGCCGGACACCGTTGTTTATGAGGGGTTCCGCTCGTCCGTGCAGATAAACGCTCCCGGCGGCTGGCAGTTCGCAACGGCGCGGATCGCAATCAAGGGCCTGGCGCAAGATGTCATGAACCGCCTGACCATCATCAACTACGTCAACACCGAGCTGCAGCGCAACGAAGTGTTGGTTGAGGCTACCGGGCCAGATGGCAAATACAACACGCTTTTCCTTGGCACCATCGGCAGCGCCTACGCTGACTACATGGGGGCTCCGGATGTGTCGTTCATGATCGAGGCGTACCAGTCCCTGCAATCATCCGTTGACGCAAACCCGCCGACCTCATGGCCTGGGCCGCAAAAGGTGTCCGCCATCGCCGGAGAGCTGTGCAAGAGGATAGGGCTAAAGCTGGAAGATAATGGGGTTGACGCCACCGTGTCGGATTCCTACCTGAGCGGCTCCTACCTGAACCAACTGCGGACCCTGTGCGACATGGCCCGCTGCCAGTTGTGGATCGAGCCATCGGAAGGCCTGATCGCCATCGCGCCAATCGGCACGCCGCGCAACCAAGAACCGGTTGTGATGAATAGCGAGCTGGGTTTGGTGGGGTGGCCGACTCCAACACACTTGGGGGTTGATTTCATGTGCCTGTACGACCCGGGCATCTACCGGGGGCGCCAGATCAAGCTGGAAACCAGCGTCACCCCATGCGCCGGCAACTGGTACGTGCGCAGCGTGGCGATCACACTGGATTGCGAAACCCCGGGCGGAGCGTGGTTCATGTACGTGAATGCAAATGCGATCAGCCAGTTTGTGAGGACCCGTTAATGGCAGAAATTAACAGCCCACTGGCCCTGCCGTCAGATTTCGACAGCGAGCAGAACGGCCTCAACTTCGCCATCCAGCAGTCCATGCTCAAACTGCAAACGGCCCTACCTGTGCGAGTGATGGCGGTGCGCAATGCCGGCCTTGCGCCGGTAGGATTCGTGGACATCACCGTGCTGGTGGACATGGTGGACGGCCAGGGTAACACCGTGCAGCACGGCACCATCAGCAACGTGCCATATTTCCGCCTGCAGGGTGGCACCAATGCGGTGATCGTGGATCCGTCGCCGGGCGACATTGGCATGGCCTGTTTCTGCTCCCGTGACATCTCGGCAGTGAAGTCGGTAAAGGATGCTGCCCCTCCAGGCAGTTGGCGATCACACGATTTCAGTGATGCGCTCTATCTGGGCGGCTTCCTCAATGGCACCCCGACCAGCTACATCCAGATCACCCAGAGCGGGATTTTGGTTCACAACTCATCTGGTGTTAAACTTGGGGACACTGGCTCGGAAGTGCGCAGGTTGGTTGATGAACGCATGCTGGAATGGGCGAACACCCATACCCACGGAAGTGGCCCGGCCCCAGACCAAACCATGGGATCCGGCCAGCTCACCACACTGACGAAGGCGAACTGATGGACACAATGTTTCTAAACTCCGCCACCTGGGATCTGGATGTTGATGCCTCTGGCAGTATTGCGCTGTCTTCGTCGGCCTACTCTGTGGCGCAGGACGTGGCCAGCCAGTCGCTACTGTGGAGCGGCGAAGCCCCCTACAGCACCGATGACGGCATCCCCTATGAGCAGTCGGTGCTTGGCCAGAGACCGGCGCAAGCCACCCTAGCGGCATGGTACCAGCAGGAGGCGCTGCGCGTCCCTGATGTGGCGTCGGCCACACCTGTACTCATCTATGACCAGGCCCGAGGCGTTACCGGGCAAATCCAAGTCACACTGACCGACGGGACAATCATCAATGTCTAGCGTTCCAAAATTAACAATCACCTATCAGGGCATCACCGTACCGCAGGCCACGGCCATCCGTACCGGGGTGCTCACTGACTACAACGTGGCATTCGGCGGCAATCTGAACGTCACAAGCAGCGCCACGCCGCAGGCCCACCTTGCCGACAACCTGACCCAGAACATCACGGACGCAAATTCCGCTGTGGCGGCAGTGATCGCCGGGGTTGACCCGGCGACAAGCGAGGGGCGCATGCAGGACGGTATAGGCCGGATTTACTTCCTTGATCGCAAGGGCGCAACCTCTTCCGTGGTCCTGGCCACCGTCACCGGTCAGCCAGGTGCGATACTGTCTGCTGGCGCCTTGGCTCGCGACGTCAACGGCCTATACTGGGCATCCAGCGGTTCAGTGACATTCCCGATCGGTGGTGTGGCCACGGTTGAATTTGCATGCACCACACCGGGTCCCGTCCAGCTCGGGATCGGAGAATTAAACCGGATCGCTCAAGCATCGCCTGGCTGGGACGCCATCAGCAACGCAGGGGCAGCAGTAACCGGAACCAATGTCGAATCGCGAGCGGAGTTCGAGGCTCGCCGATTTGCGTCAGTAGCCAAGAACGCGCACGGCTCGGCGGCGGCTATTCGTGGCTCTGTGTGGGACGTGCCGGGGGTCATTGACGTCTACGCATATGATAATTTCACTGGCTCACCGGTCGCAGTTGGCCCAACTGCATTCGAGATCCCGGCCCACTGCGTATACGTGGCCGTGGTTGGTGGTACAGATGAAGATGTAGGGATGGCCATCTACAAGAAGAAGGATGGAGGATGCAACCTGACCGGGAACACCTCGATCACGGTTGAAGATAGCGAGAGTGGCGTGGCTTTCCCATATCCGACATACACCATCTCTTGGGAGAGGCCTGCATCACTGCCAATAAAGTTCTCGGTCAGCCTGAGAAGCAGCCCGGCACTCCCAGCCAACATCACTGATCTGGTCAAGCAGTCGGTGGTGGAGACATTCAACGGGCTCAACGGATTCCAGCGGGCCAGAATTGGGAGCGAGATATTTGCATCCAACTATTATGGGCCTATCGCTCAGATCTCCAACTCTGTGCAGGTTCTTTCCGTGAAAGTTGGAACCACTACAGCAACACTTGACTCTGTGGCTGTAGGGATAGACCAGGCCCCCACTATCGCCATGTCTGACATCGAGGTGGTGCTGGTATGATCCCCATGCGCCAATACGCTGCATCCCCTCGCATCAAGCAGCTCATCAGCTATCACACTGAGTATTTTTCAGCGACGTGGACTGATGAGTTTTACAACGTGGTGTGGAACGTCGATACCGCGCAGGGGTTCGGCCTTGATATCTGGGGTAGGATCGTTGGGCTTGATGGCGGGAGATATCTGCAGGTTGACGCCGGATTCTACCTTGGGTTCTACAGTGAAACTCCGCCTGCGTGGGGAACGTTCAACAACGGAACCCTGTTCAACGGGAAAAAGGACACCATCACGTTCAAGTTGGAAGATACTGCGTTCAGGTTGCTCATACTAGCCAAGGCGCTAACCAACATATCGGATTGCACCGTGCCAAGCTTGAACCGCATGCTGCAGGAGCTTTTCCCGGGCCGAGGCAGGTGCTGGGTCAATGACTTGCAAGGCATGGAGATCCGCTACACATTCGAGTTTGAGCCGCTGCCGTGGGAAAAGTCGGTCATAAACTCTGACTCCCTACCAAGGCCTGGGGGCGTGCTTGTGAGCGTGGCTGAGATCCCACTTGAAACACTCGGCTTTTCCGAGGCTAAGTCTCCAGGCGGTTATGATTACGACCCGTTCGATCAGGGTGTGTTTTACAATGCGTAACAACGAAATCGGAGGGCGAGATGCCTGTTTCTGAACCGAACAAATACACCACTTTGTGGTCGCAGAGCGGGACCCGCTTCGACATCCCACAAGCCGCAGATCCTGTGACAGGAAAGGCAGGATTTGATGTTGGCTTCTCCTCCATTAACATGGCATCAGAGGCCGCTGGAGGAATACCCCCCTGGGGCCAAGACTTCAATGGCATCCTATTCAGCATAACCAGGGCGATACAATACGTTCAATCTGGCGCCCTTCCTACATTCAGTTCTGATTTTTCTACTGCAATATCTGGGTACAAGAAAGGTGCAATGCTGATAGGGGTTGATGGTGTCACTGTGTGGCAAAGCGAGGTTGATGGAAACACAACAAACCCAGACTCGCTCTCTGCCTCTGGGTGGGTAAACTTCCCGCTAAAATACCTCCCAAAGAGGACATTCGCCGAAAGCGACAGCATCAGGATACCTGACGTTGATGGGGGGCTAATCATTCAGTGGGGAAGAACGACAAGTTTCGCTAGTGGGCAATCAAGCGTCACATTCCCTAGAGCGTTCCCGAACTCAGTTCTTTTTGCCATAGCAGGCGAGCGCATTGGTAGCGCTTGGGGGTCTACCACAGCCGTGTCTTATGGTGTTGCCGGGGTGACAAACACAAATATGGCTGTTGTCTCCAGGACCATTACTGGTGCATCTGGGCCAGTTGCTGCGGCCGGACTGGCGTCATACTGGCTTGCGATCGGATTTTGATCGCCAAAGATATTCATGGAAAAAATTAGAGGTAAATCATGTCGATAGTTGAGCCAAGCAAGATCCCAGTTCCGTTCGCAGATAGCGGACTAAAGAACGCCATTCCTCAAGCCGCCAACAACACAACTGGAAAGGCCGGGTTCGACAAGGGATTCCCTGAGCGAACCATGCTGCCAAAGGCGTCTGGCGGCATCCCTCCATCAGGGATGGATTTCAACGGGATCCTGTTTGATGTGACGGCCGCGATCCGATACATGCAGGCCGGGGGCAAGCCCACGTATGACTCTTCCTTTGCCTCCGCCATTGGTGGCTACCCTCTCGGCGCAGTTCTGATCGGCGATGATGGAGTGTCCGTCTTTCAAAATGCCGTTGCCGGAAACGAGACGAACCCAAATACCGGCGGGGACGGGTGGTCGCGTCCAGATCTCCAGATGATGGAGCTCTACCGTCGCAGCTATGCGGAGGCGGGTTACAACGTCGTGGGGACGTTACAGGCGGGGTTCACAATCGTCAATCCGAATGATATCGGCATCGACTTGGCTATCGGGAAGGGCTACACCGGCCCGGCTGGACCTGTTGCCGCTGGGACAGACCCGGCGAGCGGGGGGTTTGTTGATGTGTCTCACCGCCTTTTGCGTAAAAATGAAGGATACGTGGAAGCATGGCGCAGCGAATATCTTGACGATACTGACTGTATTAAGGCCGCACTCTTGAGTGGGGCTATCATCGTAAAACTTACCAACCCGATCTATAACATCCGTGGCGCAGAGCTGTATGTGCCCAAGTACGTGACACTGGATTTGGGCGGTAAAACTCTGCGGTTGAAAGACAATGCCGGGGCATCACGTAGAACTCTTCTTGAGCAGGATGAGTACTCAACAATTATCAATGGCGTTGTCGATGGTAACTACCAGAACAACATGTCGGACTTCGCCAGCTGGGTGAATATTGGTGGCGTACCTCAGTCGCATGGTATCTATACCTCCCGCTACCAAACCAACGGGTACAGGTATAAAGACGGAAAAGGTTGTCATTTCGATAAGGTTAAGATCATTAACACCATCCGGTCTAACGTGGTATTGACGGGTTCAAATCAAGATCACGGTACATTCGAAGCGGAAAACTCGCTCACTGACCATCTGATCTATTTCTCTGCCAGCGATGGCGTTGGGTATGAGAAAGCTGTGCTTTCTGGTATTTGCCGTGCTGAATGTATCAGTATCGGTACTGCTGGCTCAGGCGTTCCGACAGTCAGCCCGTCCAAAAAATTCCATGGTGGAGTTACTGTCTTTAAAAACATCAAAAAGGCCCCTTTCATTCTGTCTGGGTATGATGAGGAACCGGTATGGATTCAGGGTCGTGATGTTGGTGTGGAGATTTGTGAGGGAACATTTGGAGCTATCTATGTTGATGACACTGCCATCGCCAGTGAGCTGACTAGCAATGGTCGCCGCATTGCGTTTAGCGGTCATTACACTGTTGATATCGGCCTGCTGATTGTTAATTCAGTCATAACACAAAATGGCTCGGCAGTTGCTAATGCCTATTTCCTTGATGTGCGTGGTGGGGCAAATGTTACTGTCGGTAAGTACAAGGCCAATCTGACAGCAAGAGACGCCGGTTATGCCTCTGCTTTGGCCCCATTGCGTTGTGACACTGGGGCTCAATGCAGTATTGGCACGATGACTGTAGTGTTAGATTCAAAGGGTGGCACCAACGTTCGTGGCATGTATGCCGATGAGGCCAACATTCGCATTGGCGACCTAAACGCCACTTCTGATACTGGCACCCTGTTCCGGGTGCAGGCCATCAACAATGATGCCACCGTCATCGTCAATCGGATCATCAATGCTAGTGGGTTTACTGCCTCGGAAGCGATATTCCGGGATGCTGCTCGAACTTATGATGGACGGGTCATCATCGAAAATGCCCGCAACGTTGAAAGTCCCTCACTGGCAGCCAGCCAAGCCATCAATGCGTTTAATCTCAACATGCTCACATTGTTCAGCGAACTGCCAGATCCCTACACCATCAACAGTATTTCCGGCGGGTTAATCGGCCAGCGAATTACGCTGGTGGGAGACGGAAAAGCCAAGCGCAACCTGTCAAACTCCAACATTGCTTGGCAGGGTGGGAATGAATTGGCAGTCCGCCCTCTTGCAGTCGGAGAGGCGGTTGAACTGTTCAAGCATACTGACGGCAATTGGCACGAAGTCCCCAAGACCAATATTGGGTCATTCATTGTGTATCGCACTAGCTCGCCCATTGGAAAAGTCGTGCCTCTGTATTTGTGGCAGGAGTGTTTCGATCAGACTGCCAAGGTTTGGTACAAGGCCACAGGTACTGCCACAGTTAATGACTGGGTAGCGATAAGTTAAACGCAACTAGCATTCTTTCCGACTTAGTAAAAAGCCCCTTCACAGGGGCTTTTTCATTTTGCAGTATTCAATCAGCAGGTCTTGCACGTCAGCTTTTCTTTCTACGCGAACACCGGGCTCTGGTGCCAGTCACCGCCGTATTAGCGAGTCTTTATTTGCACTCGCCCTGGTTGAACCAACCCAGTATGTCACGCATGATGTGAGTATCCCTGATACCTGCCCTGCCATGTAAACCACGATGTCCTTGTTTTCACCGGGTATGGCCCAGATGAACAGTGCTCCTACGATGCTGCCGAACATAGCGCACATCACCATGGTGATCACCGAAGGCATCCAGTGATGCTGATGGGCCTTGCGGGCGTCCTGCACATCTGCCGTCTCGATGCGGAAGCGGTCATTCTCCAGCTCGATCAGGCGCTCCTGGTGGCGCAGCTCCACCTCGCGCAGCTTAAAGGCAGCATCAGGATCTGCCTTGATGGCAGCCATGATGTTGGCGGGGGTAGGGTCGGTGACTCCGAACTGGCCCGCCACCCATGCCCCCACCGCCGCGCCTGCCGGGCCGCCAAGGGCTCCGCCGAGGATCGGCGCCCCCATCTGGATTGCTTGCTTGCCTATGTCCATCCAGTTCATGATGTCACCGCCTTGCATGCTACAGTGTAGAGTTCATCCCATGTTTGGCGGTGAGGCTTGCCCGGGCGCCAAACCCGCTGATACAGATCCCACGCTGCCTGTGCATCACCGATTTCCGGCAGCGCTTTTGGGTCGGTGTAGAGCAGCAATCGACCCAGCCCGAACGCCAGCACGTCGTTGAACTCCATGGCCTGGAATATGGCGGGGCGATCGAATGGAACGGCTAGGGCCTGGCACAGGCTTTGTGCGGAAGCGCTGGATGCAGAGTGGGTCATAACCCCCTTCACGCCGCCGCCAGACTCGAATTGCAGGAAGGACTTGGCGGGGCCGCCGATCTGCTTGCGGTGGGTCAGTCGGCTTTCTTGCAGGCCAATGGCGAGCAACATCACTGTTGCTTTGTCGCTGGTCATCTTGGGAGGCAGTAGGGCCATGGCGGGGTTGATGGCGTATTCGATGATGGCTGCGCAGCGCTGCGCTGTGGTTAGTGGTTGCATGGTTATCCCTTATTGCTGTTTTCGGTTTGATTACTGATCTGCGTTGCAACTTCTGCAACGGCTGCATCTTTGACGAGGGCAAACATGAACCAGAACAGGGCAACAAGAATGGCACCATAAAGAACCTTCTTTCCGTGATCCCTTACGCCATTGGCGCTGACCTCCTCCTGGTACTTGCGATCCAACCACTCCAGCCGCTTGCGCACGTCGGCCTCGGTGGACTGGCCGGTCATGCCGATATTGATCATCTTGCGCTGGTCCGCCTGGATCTGCTCAATGGTCTGCTCCATCCTGTCCTGCCTGTTGGCAAGCCTGGCGGTGCTGCGGGAATTCTCATCGACTGCCTCGACCAACTTGGTCAGGGTGACGGTGTTCTGTGAAAGGGCTTCGGCCATCCTGCCAAGCTGGTAAGCTCCTTGCGGGTCATGGCTGGGCGGGGTAGGCGTCATCGTGGATCCTCATCTCCTCTATGGGAGGATTATCGCACAACAGCTTGACACTCTAAACCCGACAACATATTCGAATAGGGCTGATTGTAATTTGGAGTGGTATTACTTGATCTCAACCAAGGAGGCCTTTATGGCAAATGAAAGATGGCCAGTGCTTGCGCCGAATAAAAAAAAAGCCCCTAATCGAGGGGCTTTCGCTTATCACAGGAGATAACACGCAATCAAAGAGCAATGGCACAGCAACAGGATATTTCACAACAACAGGAACGGATAACACATATCAGCAACTTCATGCTATGCCGACCTGTTGTTTTTGTCAACGCTCGCTCTTGCTTTAATTCCCTTGTCTAAGATTCGCCGGACGAAACTCGCAATACTGTCCGCTGCGCCAGTCGATTGCGTAGCATTGCGGGACATGTGGATCTGGCAGCGCATGGCGCACTCCTGGCTCGCTGTAAGCCACTGGCAGCGACAGTGCCACCGATAGCAGTATCGCCCACACAGCAAGCGGTATCAGCATCCACGCTGGATTCCAGTTTGGAAGGACTGAATGGTAGTAGCGGTGCATTAGCCAAGCTCCTCAATTGCCTGTCTAAGGTACATCGCCAAGTCTAGCGCCTCTTGGTACGCATCCCAGAGCGGATTTCGTCCGTTGTGCGCCAACAATGGCTCGCCGTACTTCTCTTTGCCTTCCAGTGCGCGGTTGGTTAGGTCGGTAAGCACCATGCCAAGTATGGGGTTTCCGCTGCCTTTTGGTGTTGGTTGCTTGGCTGTTGCTGCATCTTTAGGTATGAATCCGTCGCCAAATATACTCTCATCAATGTCATTTAGCTCATCAAGGAGTTTCTCCATGTCACCGGACTTCGCCGCTGCGGCAGCACTTGACTGCGACATCGTCCGAGTACCAATTCCCATCCGGGCGATGTTGAGGAGGGTTGTCCGCGCTGTCTGAGTAGAATGTCCACTCGCCGTCATCGTGTTGTGCGAGCCAGTTGGCGCGTTTTGGCCACTCGGCCGGCTTGTTCTGCAGCTCGGCGCGGCGGGCGAGCCACTGCTCTTTGGTTATCCAGCCAGCATCCGATAAGACGGAACTCCAAATTAGCGTATCCACATTGCGTGGCCAGCAAACCAAAGCCTCACGCTTACCTTCTGGCCACACATGCACATTCCTCGCCAGCCAGTCCAGATCTGCTTCGTTACTCATTGCCTTCTCCTTGGTTGCCTTCATGCAAAACGCGCCCACCCAACTCCCTGATCGTCTTGCCCGACTTCTTGGCAAGAAGGAACTCGATATAAGCCCCCTCAGATTGCTCCCAGCCCGGAAGCATCACCAACTCGTGAGCCACCGCCACCATTGGCAGACAGATTTGCATGTACTGGCCTTGGCTCAGGCCGTCCGGAAGGGTTGCTGGATTCAGCACACTGTGCCCCTGCTCGGTCAGCTCGGCGGCTACCATGTTAAACAGATGGCGGTTGTGGTCTTTGATGCCGGATATTGGCCCGGCGATGTAGATGATGGTCATTCTTCTTGGTCTCCTGTTTCTGCCACCTCAACCACTCCGGCTTCCGGTGCCACACCCTGGCGCCATTCCGGGCAGTTTTGGTCGAGATAATCGATTGCTTGTTGCTCGTTTTTGTTGCTGTTGGCCTTCACATAGTCGATCAGGCGCTGCCGGTAGATCTCTTGGTCGATGTTTTGTTGTGTCACCGCGCCCCCTTGATCAGCCTGGTGATCCCCACATACGGACACTGTGACCTGTACACCACGGATCCGCGCTCCCGCTCGATAGTGATGTGGCGTCCTGTCGGCCTTGGCTTCGCCGTGTTACGATTGGTTGCCTCCAGATGCTTCGGCGACAGGGCGGCGACATAGGCCACCCGCTGCTGCTGGTATTGCGCCTCGGCGCTGGCAAGGGCTTCTGCGAAGTTCATTCGGCCTCCGGCTTGGGTGCGGCGGCGAGCATGGCGCGGTATAGACCGCCATACGTTGGATCTGCGTAGTTTTCTTCGTCATACCTTGCGCCGGCATCCGATATTTCTACAGTCGGCTCCACCGGCACCAGCTGCCAGCCTTCTGGCACTGTTGCTGAAGGTAGATTGCCAGCCAGAGCGGCGTAGATGCGTTCTTCTAGGTCGAATGCTCTCTCTGACTCCGCATCATCTTCATCTCGATGGGCCTCGTTGTGTATCCAGACTCCGTACCCAGAGATCATTGGAGCAGCCTCCCGCAGTAACTCCGCCATCACCCGCACCTGCGCCTCCAGCTCCTCTATGCGCTTTGCCATGCACATGGGCTGCTCTGCTATGTGCTCGCCCATAGCCGCCAGCTGTTTCTTATCGTTCATTCCCAAATCTCCTTGTGTTCGCGCTCAATGCGGCGCATCTCTTGCTGTTCTTCCAGATCCCAGCGGCGCTTTGCGGCGGCCATGTCGGTGGCGCGAGGGCGGCGGCAGGGATTGGCCATCTCCTGGTTGCGGCGAGCCTCGGCACTGCGCAGGCGCTCGGCGAATGCCTCACTGCTGGAGGGACGGAGTTCGAGGGTCATTTAGCCACCCCCGCCAGCTCCACAGGCACCTGCACCACGTCGCCAAGTTTGGCGGCAACGATAGCGCGGCAGATGGCGATGAGTGCTGATCTGCTATTTTCGCTAGGATTTTCCCCCATGATGTATCCATCGGTCGAAGCATGCCATTTCCCATCAGTGGTTTTATTCAGGCGCACATCGTACTTTTCAATCAGCGGCCCTCCCTGATCCCAGTTTTGTCTTGGTGAGTAGATATAGCGTCCAAATGGGCAGTCTTCGTCATCTACAAACTGCGTTTTCTGTGGGGAGTTAGGGCAGGTGTAACACGGCACACCTTCCACCTGAGCCACCGCCCAGTCCAGCACCTGGCCAACAAGCTCGGAGGTCTTCACTTCGACAAATTGGCTCACAGCTCCACCCCGCGCTTATCCAACACCACCATGCGGCAGTGGGTCATGCTCATGAGTTGGCGAGCCTGCTCTGGTGTTGCGCCCTGCACGTTGGCTGTTTCAAATCTCCCGGTGCGGCGATTGGTGCCGCTTATGCGGTAGGTTTTTGTCTTGGTTGTCATTTGTGCATCTCCTGCGTTGTTGACCCCTTCAATGTAAAACGCCCCGCAATAAATAGCAAGGCGCTTTGTGTATTATTTTTGTTTTGTTGCAGGCTGCCGATTGAACACCGCGAACATATTGCTCATAAATTATCCATCTGTGATGAAAAAGGCCGCCTGGTGCTGGCTGAATTGGTTACTATCAAGGTGTTTTTGTGGCTTATGTCACGAAATGAAAAGCCCGCACATGGCGGGCCTTGTCATCAAAACGGAAGATCTGAATCGTTTTGAGGGATGTCATCATACTGGTGATAGCTTGCGGCTTGCGACTGGCCTTTCTTGCGCTCATCTTTGACGGTAAGGCTGGCAGCCCACTGATCAACAACAACGGCAGGCTCCCTGCCAATCGCCTCTTTAAGCGTCTGGCGTGTTTGCGGAAGGAATGCCAACTTGATCTCCATCTTGTAGGAGTCGGATCCATCCTGCTTGCTGGTGAGGATCTTTTGCAGAAGCAGGCCAATTTGCTTGCCAGTGAACTCGGGTGCAATTGAGTAATCACCATTTGCCTGCTGGGTTAGCGTGTTCAGCTTGCACAACCCCATCATCGACTGAATCAGGGAGTAGCCGTACTGGTTTACCGTGCCGTCAGCTTTCTGATACCAAACGGACAGGTATTTAGCCTCACCACTATCAGTGGACAGGGTGAACTCAAGGCCAGCAGACTGCTTACCATTCTTGCCGAACACGTACTTTGCCTCAGCAATGGCGCCAACGTAAGGGCCGCCTTCTGTGATGTAGTTGGATGCGCCAGAAGTCAGGGCGGAATCTTGGTCATACTGGAAAATTACATTGTTCATTACTTTCTCCATAAGCCGCCATGACGGCGGCAATTGTTAGTTGAAATATCCGTAGTCGATAACAGCCTGGTTAACAATGCCCAAGTCGTTTTCTATCTGGTCAGAATCAAACATCTCTTCTGGGGTCTTTACGCAGTCAAATCCGTTGGTCTTGGTAGAGAAGAAGTGGCGACCGTCCTTAACCTGGCATCGTAAAACTATGCTGAACAGCCCCTCAAGCACTACCTTCTCGCGTATCATCTTTCCTGTAGTCTTGGCGCTGATATGACCATCGTCCTGCGTCTCGGTGTGCGTCATGAAGTAAACGATCAAGTTTGAGTCGTGGTTGGTGATGTGGGTTATCAGATCCACGTAATCCTTTGCCATCTCCACAAACTTCTTGAAGCCAACCTCATCACTGCGGCGCAGTTCGTCATTGAGCATGATGTACTGAGCATCGTCTATGACAATGTATTTCTTGCCCATCGACTCGGCGCCGTCGATCCACTTCTTGATTATTTGGTACTTGTCGCACCGGAAAACAGAGCCTGATTTTGCATCCTTATCCCATGGCTTCCACTCTGATGATCTGAATGGAAGCGGCTTCTTTATTGGCTGAATTATCAGCGTCTCTTCTGGCTTTAGGGATTTAGCCGATCGCGTCTTTCCGCTTCCGCTATCGCCCAGGATCATTATTGGTATTGCCATCACGTCTCTCCCGCTTGTTTATGTGACAAACTGATAAGGTTAGCCACATAAACGGATAATATGCTTTACCTGTCGAAATCAGAACGGCTCACTATCCAGCCAATCTTTAAGATCAACCCCTGATCGCTCTGCGCACTCTCGATAGAATGCCATTACTGGGTCAATCCCCTGTTCTTGCTCCGCGCCTTGCGGCCTCTTCGTAATATCGTTGTTCCGCTGAAACTCCATCTGTGATCTCCCCGTTATTTGTGCGCGGGATGTCGCGCTTTGTTACTTGCTGCCACGTTATCGAAACCGAACCACCTAGAGTCGATTCAAGCTCCTCCCGCAATCCATCAGGCGGCAGCTCAGATTCACCCTGCATCTTAACTCTGATCACGTTTGGCGAGGATGCAGCTCCGCGCTCAATCTGCTCCAGCGCCCTGGCTAGGGCTGCTTGCTTGTTCTTGTCCATGACAACTCCCTGCCGAACTCAGCCTCTCCCGCCAAATGCTCATCCCACAGCGTATCCACTACCACATCCAGCAGGAATGCCTTGGCGATAATCTCGATAGCTTCGTGAGTGGCGCAGGCTCCCAGGCGAAATGCTGCGTCTATCTGGTTGCTTTCCAGCCTGGTCAACTCAAGCGCGGCGGATACTGTCAGCAGTCGGCCGCTTGGGTCTTCGATACCTTCGGCCACGAACTTGTCCCAGTTCGCCTCCAGCCAATCGCGCTGGAATTGCGTCTTGCGGTTGCTCATGCTGCACCGCCCTCGGTCTTTGCGATGACAGCATCAGCATCATCAACGCTTAACAACCAAGATTCAAAAAAACCACCAGAAAAAAGACTGTTCCAAGGCGCCAAATCACCGTTCTGGTGCAATCCATGCACTCCGTAACTGTGATCCGCTAGAGCTCTTACATCACCAACGACCTGCTTCAAAGCCGCCAGCAGCTCCTGGTTCATCTGCACCAGCTCATCGTGTGAGTTGATGGCGTGAACGGAATATTCGCACTCCACTCCATCAACAAATTTAGCAACAAGAGTCTTACCACACACCAAGTTAGAGCCTTTCTTTGCTGAATCTGCAAACACATCCGCCATCTTCAAATATTGCTTCATCACTCTCTCCTGCTTATAGGTATAAGGATTCAATATCAATAACGTCGCCGTCTGCGGTTTGCATAAATGAAAACTCACTAATGTGAGTTGCCTGCAACATTCCGCAAACATCAATTCTTGCCATTCCAGTTTCTACGCATATTGACTCAACTGGCCACATTATTTTCTTGTCACCCAAAAGCCTTATGTAAAAAGGCTGAGGAAGACTGTTTATTAGCTCCATGTTTAGGATGTCAGCCATCACTCTCTCCTGCTATCCGGCCCTGCCGTTGATGTGGTCATAGTAGCACCTCCACAAATCAATGCAACGCCTTTTGATAAATAAATTGTTTGACCTTGATATTTTGCTCTGGTAGATTTTACGAAACAAACGAGAGGGGTATCACAAGTGATCTGCAAGCAACTTAACGAGATAAAGGCAATCGTCGCCATTGATGAAT